TTTCCTTCAATGTTGCGATCTTCCAGCCCACTCTTTCGAGATTTTAGGTTGACCGCGTGGCCTGTGTGTATCGTACACAACGTAGTTTTAGCATCTTCGGATGTTCCCTGGTGGGATACTCTTAAGCTCCTAAGATGGATCCTGTAACCTGAGTTACAAAGATATCCAAAAAGGACAAGCCGACATAAGTGCCAGTGATGTCCAATGCGAAATCAGATCCTGGAGTCGAGTCAGCTGTGACGAAGCAAGTAAACACCCCTGTGAATGGGGATGCTGAAGCAGCACTAGTGCCTGCAACACCAGTATTATTACTGAAGGTGGTGACAAAAGTCCCACCCCCGATTGCGGTGAAAGCGAACGATGCCGCAGTGGCAGCCGTTCCGATCAGTTGAATACTATAAGTTGCGCCTAGGGCTGGAGAGTCCAGTAAGATGCGGGTTGCACCACCAACTAGCGACACCGTAATCGGTAGACCAACATTTCGATAAATGACTGGTGTTCCGACTTGGTTTGCTGTTGTTACAAGTACCGAACTGTATCTTGCACAATTTGCTTCGTATGGTCCAGCGGACAAGGATAGAATAGGTTTATAAAGTTCTATATCATAACACACGTGCAACTCACCAATATCGGCGGTTGCTTGTGATCCTTGAGTTGCTACAAATAGCTTAGCTAGATTGAAGAACTTAGGGTCATTGGTGCCGGATGAGCCGTCGCCACAATATAGGATATTAAGTGGACTCTCAACTGGTGAGACTTCCACAGGCATACCCAAATTAGCGGACGGTCGCCCATCAACACTCCACATTTCATTTAACATCTGCACTTTTGACGATGGTGCCGGAGCATCAGAGCGATATTGTGCTGACATCATAACAGCTCCGAGGGCTGTATTTGTTGAGTTGAGAGCGTCTGCAGAGGTAGACTTGAAGTAGAAACAAAGACCTTTAAATTTATATTCTTGGAAATTGCCTGCGATCCCTGATAGGTAGGGGAACAACAATTGATTAGTCGGGTTAATCTGTTCATTATATTGGATGGTGAATGCTGCCGAGGAGCTGATCTGCCCCACATATTCTCTGTGGCAGAATCGTACTTTCGACTGGTCATTATGCATTATCGGTACTGAGCTACCAGTATCCCAAACAGTGTTAGGTCCCTTCAATTTGTATGTTCCAGAACCAATAATTTGGCCTGGTCCCATCACGGATCCGACTCGATTTCCACTAAAAGCATTACCCATAAGTGAGTAATGGTTATTAGTTGTTGGAATGGCTGAGTAAGTTCCATCCCCTTTCAACGTGATACCTCGCCCAATTTTGAGCTTGGTCATCATCGTACCAACCTTCCCCCTCTTGTTGGGCGAGATTTGGTTGGATTTTTGTTTGTTTTTGTTGTTTGTCATTGTATTGGATACCAGATGACAGACTGGGACTGTTCATCATGTGAAAACTATTAATAGGTGATCCGTGCAGTCTCTTGGCATTCTTGTTAGCACTGGAGCAGTTTTGGTCAATTACATCACATGACCCAATGGGTGATTACACCCATTAACCTCGAGAGGCCCGGGCAGTTAGTTCCGGGTTAGTTTGTTGTTATTATTTATTCCAGCATCATATTTTTGGTTATTTTTATTTTGTTTTGTATTTTTATTATTTCATCACTTATTTAACTATTTCTTCCTCATGCGCTGGGTTGATCAGGTCCAGACTTCTTGCACCCTGTAAACAGGGCGCTCCAATATTTCGATTAAACTTTCATCCCTCAACGTTGTGTCTATTAGAGCAGTCCTCATGGCGTTCTCTATATCCTCTTGTCGAGTTGGTGAGATTCCGAAAGCCTTATAAAAGCTAACTCGTATCTCTGGGGTAATCTTTAGGTCATTTCGGTTCATATTCTTCTGGATAGTTTTCATTTTATACAGGGTGTCTTGATCGGGTCTTGCTTCCACTCCTCCAGATTCCTTAAGTAATCTTCTGTAGAAAGCATCCCACACCGGGACTCCACCATTTGCGGCCAAGCCTCCTTTTGAGACGGCGGCGATGTGTCCCTTATACTGTTTTCCAGTGTCTAAATACCGCAAGCAAATGGAATCTTTTGCAATTCCCTCTTTTGGTGTTCTGACCATTATCCATTTATTACCATCGTAGACGGGTCTACTCTGGCAGAAGTCAATATGTTCCATTTCATAGACCGGGTCCTCAATTTCCAGTCTGAATCCCATTTCTAGGAACCATTCTTTCATATTCAGACTCTTGACTCTTTTATCGTGGCTTTCTACGATTAGGACAAAATCGTCCCCATCATTTACTAGTCGATACTCATGTGTACTCATCCCTATGGAATGGAAATAACTATATATTAATGTACACATGATCACGATGTTTCCGAGTGCAGTGTTCATAACACCACTAGTTCTAGTCCCTTCAATCTCATATTTTACCATCCCATCTGAACAAAGCACGGTGCCGGTGTTTTTCAACTGCCAGGACATCCAAGTCATGAATATAGGGTCATTATTAAAAATTTGGTAAATAGAGAATTCAGTTTCAAGAGCTACTCTTGATACGTGTTGATCGAATTGCTTAGCATCGATACTAAGCACTTTCGGTTTTGTAAAATGGTTAAAAGCTCCAGCGATCATCTCGCCTCGTGAATATGAGTTTTTACCTTTTGCTATCACATCGTATTTGAATACCTTTTCGAAAGTAGCATAAATTTTGTGCTCTAGGGTCTTTATGTAGGGCCCAATGGAAACGTTATACCGAGCGTGACCAGGCCTGATCAGTCTCGGTCGAGGTTTAGTAGTCTTCTCTGCTTTGATGAAATCTCGCGTGTGGGCATGTTGTCTTTCGACTCCACCCTGCGACCTATTTTCTTCTAAAGCTTGCTTATATATTCTGTACTGTCGGCTGCCGGCATATGATTCGACAAATTTGTCTGAATCCATCGGTGCGGTATACGTAGAATACCTTTTCAGTAAATATCTGAAATGTTTGGTGCGTGTTGAGAAAACATCCTCGTGTGGCTGTATTGGTCTTTCAAAAGTGCCATCTTCTTGTTTAACGAATAGCACTCTTTCTTTTACAGCTTTAATAGCGTTCACCACTGAATTGTTGAACACAACGTAGTTCAATGACGGGTCAGCGAACCCATCTAATTGAAGTACTCTACGTCGTTTGGTGACCCTGTCAAACTTAACGACTTTGAAGGGGGTGGTAGGGTCAGGTGCTAATGATATTGCACTCTCTACACCCAGTCGTTTGACAGGGCCTCCTCAACTCGAGGAGGTGGGGTCTGGTCGCAAATAGCGGCCATACCACCAACCTCTCTCGGTTCGGGAGTAATAAGAGTTTCGGTTTGCTTCGGTTTTAAGCACAGCGGACCTAGTAGCTCTCATTTTCTGGGACTCGATCTCCCCATCAGTGGGGATGAAGCACATCTCAAACGCTTGATTAAAGATCAGGTGATGATCACACTTTCTTATGTTAAGCTCTTTGAGTTTCCTCGCGACATGGATCCTCACAGCACCTTCGATGCTCT